TGACGGTTCAGGCGGGTGGGGCAGCAGTAATGTGATGTCCCGGCCGGGGGTGAAGACCCTGCTCCCGGTTGATCGGCAGGTCGCCAGTGGGCTACTAACCCAAAATGGAAGCAATACCATCAAGGCGTAGGGGATCTGGCGGGCACGTACAAACCGGAGATAAGGCTAGAAATGCACCAGACTCCCAGGCAGTTACTTGCACGGGCGGCACCTCTTCAAGCCGAAAGGAAGGGGGGGAGACCATGTGTGAGCGGACACCTGAAGAGCTCCAAAGAACTCCCATCGGATACGAAACAAGCGAACCGATTGGACTCCGCGGTCTTAACTTAGTTGAGAGACCCGCCACCGGGACTCATCATCCTGTTGTGGTTTTAGGTCCGAGGCGAGGTGAGGGCGAGGAGAGGAGGAGGCATACGATTACGAGTGCTGAGATGGAGCGGAGAGCTCGTGAACGTGTGCGTGACGTGAGGAGGAGGGCGGCCAGAGACCAGGTAGAGTCCGTTGAGAACGATGACTATGTAGAATGGCGTCGGACTGGCTCTGGGGCACGTAAGATTAACGGCAACACGGATGCCGTTAAGGACTCCAGGGGTAAGGATGCGCGTATGTCGAGGCGCGGTCACAGTGTGGTTGCCTCTGGGGGTTCCATATTCGGAGACCAAGGTCAGCCGATCAGGCGAGTGGTGCTCTAAAATCGGAACTTGTGGCGACAGTTCAGAAGTTGCAGGGTGAGATCGATGCTCACAAGTCGATTGATGCTGAAGCCAAAGAAGTGGCACACAGGCAGGATGTGGCTATGAAGCATGCTCCACCAGACGTGGTGGTGGAGCACTTCCGACAGCCTGCTTTTAGTTATTACGGAGGAGATGATCAGACGCAGTTGTGGCAGGTTTCCCGTGATGACCATGCCTTGGGTATGACTCTGGGGGCGTATTCAATGGCGGTGTACCATTTTAAGGAGTTGGCTGAGGTGAATCCTTTGAGTAGATTGGAGTCTGATTTGAGTTTTCCCCTTGACAAGGATTACCTCTTTCTGGACGTGATCTTCGACGTGGAGGTGTACAAGTTTTCCGTGTTACACGAGGTACTGGACCATGCCTTGTATCGAGCTGTTCGTTTTCCATTACAGTTCTACGCGGTGTGTGCTAAGTATGGACACGGTATTTCTGGGTTGCACCAGGTGTGTTTTGAACGGGTGAGGGCGGAGTTTTCGCGATTCAGACACACGGCGTATGACTATCGAACCTTTGGTATCCACGAGAGGTTGATGGTGTATACGGTCTCTACATATTTGGTCCTCAATAGTGGAGATGTTCCTGGAGATACTATCTCTGAGTTGGCTAAGAATCTGTTGACCAATGTAGGACACAGAGTGTATCGTGAGCTCAATCTGACTGAACCCGGAAGAGAGAACATGCGGTATACTATGGGGTACCAAGCACTGGCTGGGCAGGTGGCCGATTGTACTTCAAACGTGGTGTTACGAATGAAGGAAGGGCGGCGAAGTGTGATTAAGTATATGGGGGTTTTGCTTGACGATGTTCGTGGTCTGATGGCTACCTTTCCTGATCACACTCAGTATGAGACACTCGTTGCTTCGGTGGGTAAGAGGTTCGATGCGAAGATCGAGTGGGCTGCGGACTTTATGGCCGCCGTACAGGAGAGGTATGGAGAGGTGGTTGAGTACGCCAGAGAAGGAGAGGAGCGTATCTTGCCGACGTTTAGGTCGTGTCGTAGCGCTATTGAGCGCGCGGTACCTCCAGTGAGACGCCGGATGATCTGGGTACTTGATCGTTTGGGGCGGTGGTTGCATGGTGACGGGGACGCGGGGTCAATTCTAGACCTGATGAAGCAGCGACGGGTGATTTTGATTGATGTTGCTGATTCGGGAAAAGAGATGGCTTCGTTTGATCCCTGTGATGTAGCTGCCGGGGTCTATGATGAAGACAGTTCGAGTGGTGCTGGGGGAGTGGATCAAATAACTCGCACACTGAAGGTCAAAATCTTGGACCAACCAGCTGACGCTGGGGTGTTCACAAAATCACAGAATGAAGGTGAGTCAACAAGTACTACGGTCCTCCGGTTCATTACCTGTTTTGACGCCACACTGAGAGCCTTTAGTGCTGTGTTTGTGGCCCCTGTGGTGGATTCTTGGATGCACGGTCTGCATTCCATCACAATCAAAGGACGTGATTTGTCGAAGCTGGGTGAGCAGGCGCTATCTGCTGTGGAAGATTGGTTGAGTTTGGACTACACAAAGTTTGACAACCAGCAGACAGCTCCCCTGTTGAGGACCGAACACTCTAAGATACTTGATGGTTTAGATCTTCGAGTGCATCGGTTTATCGGCCCTTTTTTTGGACTATGGCGCTCGTGTTAAGACGCTTGTACACGAGTTGTTTACTATTGCCAGACAGCATGCTATACGGATGAGCGGTCAGCCCCAAACGTCTGCAGGTAACACTGTGATGAATATCGCTATCGTCAGTACAGCTTGGTCCAAATTGACGGGGGGAGGCCTGCGAGACTTCATGGCTAGAGTCGATGCTAGTTTTGAAGGGGATGACTCCAAAGTGAACCTGGCAGAGGGTGAGGCTAGACGCTTGGTGGACTATCTGCGGAGTGTTGGGGTCGGGGTTACGGCTGAGATATACAAACAGTCAAAGGACGTCCTCTTTTGTAGTACTCAGTACGTAGCCAATCGGTTGGTGAGAAATCCAATAGCGGTGTTAACAAATTTGTTTGTGCAGGTTGGTGAGCCCAAGGTCGCTAACTTTAAGGTTGAGGCCCAGCGATTGCTACTAGCGAAGGCCCTATCTTACCGCTATCTGTATCATGATCCCGTGGTTCGTATGGTCTGTGACAAGATTATTCACAACAATGCTCAGTTGGGGTATGTAGTGGAGCATGTTGGTGAGTACTTGAAATGGATGCCATGGAGTGCTGTTCAGGATGCAGAATTTCTTCACCGGTTGGCCTTCAGCGCGGATTTGATCGAGACTCGCGATGAGGACCCGAGTGATGTAGTTGAGGCTGTCATGCAGTGGGAGAGGGATTTGCCGATCTGGGGCCCTTACATGGACAGAGTGTATGCTGCAGTTCGATCGTGGGAGCCGGGGCGCCTGTTGGATTTGGGATTCTTGCCTGATTTGAATGACAGGGTGAAGGATGTGCAGGTGCGAGTCAGCGAAGGAGCGAGGCACATGACCCAGCGTGTACTGGATAATGCGTTTGTGACTGGATTGGGAGTGTATTTTAATTCAGCGTGGAAATGGATTGTGTGGGTGTGTGCCTTCACTTGGCTGAGATTGTGCTTGCTGCCCGCCCAAGTGGCAAGTGTTGTATTAGGATTCTACTATGCGTCGACTATGTGGACTGGAATGTGTACAGCGGTAGGACCCTGGCTCTCTGCGGTGGCGGTTGTGCTGATTTTGAGTGGGAGTTTTGTTGTATTTGTAGGAGCGTGGTTGTTCTTAGGAGTCCCATGGAGATGGACAGTGCGGATGTGGCGTTTGTTCAATTGGAGTGTGTGTCTGTTGACGCTGTATGCTGCCCTGTTGTCAGCGAGAACCTGGCGAGATGCCATTAGCGATCTATTTGCTTGGGTGACCCGAAAAGTGTTTGTCGGGGCCAGGCAGGCTGATCGCGGGGTTGAAGGAGTTGAGGCAGTTGTGGCTTCCGTCACTCGAGCGCCGGAGCAAGTAGCGGCAGGTACTCGGGCGATAGGATTGCTGGGCTCCCTCGTCCGTCATTTTGTATAACCCCTTGACGTCGAACCAATCCGCCTGATTGTGCGGATGTTATGCAAAC